GGCCTGGTGTATATCTCAACGTGCATTTAGCTTCATCCTCTTCAGTAACTCGAAATCTTTTTCATCTTTATAAGGATCTAAGTCTAGACTGCTGGGTATCTTTCTAACTTTTTCCGATCCTATCATCTTCACCTGTGGGTCTAAAAACTTAGTATACTTGCGCCAGTCTATACCAGATTTTATCGTAGCCTCATGCTCTACATATATCGCTATATGGTGAGCCTGCTGGTAACTCAGGTTAAACAAATCCAACAGTGCCTTTTCGACTACCTCATGTGTAATGAGGATTCGCTCGACATCTGTCTTGTTCATTTTTGTCTTTAAGTGTCTATCAATGAATATAGTACGACCGTCTTCTGAATATCCAGCAACATAAGGCACATCATAGCTTTTGTCTACGTGGATTACTGGAATCTGTGCGACTCGACGCTTGAAACGTCGATCATTAAGCATTCTTTTTACTCTAAGAGAATGCACTTTGGGAATGTTGCGTTGTTGTACCTTAGGCATTTGGTATTTATGCCGACAACTTCATAAGGCTTTTATATCGATCGGCGGCATATGTAGCCGCAAACGCGTTTGGCTTGATCGTGGGAACGACATTACACATAGCGCGTACGTAGCCGATCGCCTCCTGCATCACACAATATGATCCCTGTCGATTGTCTGAGTTTATGTCTAGATGAATCTCGAAGTGTCTGTCACCAATTGACTCAGCTAGCTGTATGTATAGATGAGAGACTTTATAAACTTCATTCATAAGTCTGTAACGCGGTCTATCCTTATGCTGGTCAAAGTCTCTCTCGGTCTGTATTTCACCAAAGATCTTGCAACCACGGCATCCATCATAGTGAATAACTGTAGCTATGGTATAATCAGCGTACCACTTGTTACGAACAATATATCTCTCGGAATCAGCACCGAGATAGATGCGTGTCGTATCAGATGTATTGCGGATAAACTCACTGACTTCATCTATATGAAGCTTTTTTCTCATGTTACCTTACTTAACTGATAAGCGGATAGGGGGAATCGAACCCCTCGTCTTCTGCTTGGAAGGCAGAAGCTCTACCATTGAGCTATACCCGCATTAAATATTACTCAATAAATACAACATGACTCTAGAAACACAAATAATGCTGCATATAGCTGCAGAACGTGGCTGCTCATGCGAGATATGCGGAGCTGGAACTTGGATAAAGCGCGCACAGGTCGACAAGAAGCTACCTGATTATTTAGTATTATACCACAGGGATGGTATAAAAGAAAATAAAAATATCAACAATATCGCTCTTAGATGTGTGTACTGCACTCAGCACAGAGACATAAGACCAGAGAGCTTCAAAAGACCTAGACGTCGAATTATGAAAGAGCACGGTCACTACGGCAGCGCATGGTACAACAATGGTCTAATGAATAAGTTTATAAAGCCATCTGAGTTTGAAATATTCAAGAGGATGGGCTGGGAGCGCGGAAGAATGGTGCCGAAAAATAAACTACCACCCAATCACTCTGGTAAGATTAGAATAACAAACGGTATAGTCAATGCGTTTGCTATAAGCGTAGACGAGATACCGGCCGGCTGGTGGCGAGGTAAACTTAACTATAAGAAGTTAGACGAGCAGCAGCACGTGCAAACGTCGAAGTGGAGCTACAATAGAAATAGAAAGAAAAAAAGAGCGAAGCGTGTATAATTTTTTTCAACTACTATTATTTAATGACGTCTGACTATCACCAGGAATGACACGATAATTATCGTCCGCGTCATCATATGTAGACACTTCAATAATTTCAGAGTTATCCTCTAGCGCCTCGAGCTGGTGTGGCACAAGTGGTGCGTTACGCCATGAGTCTCCAGTTTTTAGAAAACGCTCCGTTATATTGGCGGTATTAGTATTAATAATTCTTAGTAGAAATGAGCCTCGACTGACATACCATGTCTCATCTTTAACGGCGTGATAGTGCATGCTAAACTTACTGCCCTTGCAATCAAACTGCATGAGTTTACCACAATATGCCGGCTCATCAGCAAAAATTATTTCTCTGCCCCATCCCTTATCTATAATATAAGTCGACCCCTCGGTCTTACTCGATAGAGAGCTCTGCCTGCTCGATAGACGCATTGACTTCGTCATAGGTTATTTCTCCTCACTCCACAAATACATTAAGAAAGATGACCTGCGTGAACTTTTAAAGATAACCATCTATTATAATAGTCTTCTTTTAACAAAGCTTCTTGTTCTATTATTAATCTAGCTTCATGATATGAACAATCACCCTTAGTCTTGCACAGCACTAGAATATCGCGCTTAAACTTATCGACTCCATACTTCTCGACGTCATTGCTTAGGTCTTCTGAAGACCCATAGTACGTCTTCCAATTAGACTCAAGCTTAAGTCGCTTGGCGCGCTTGCGTCCCTTGATCTTCTTCTTGCGAGAAGCCCAAAACCACTTCTTACCGATATATTTTTTATTATTCTTCAGACAAGTAATCATATAGACGAAACCGTAGTTATCGCCTATATCATCACTTGTGAATTTTTTGATACCATAGATCCATGTCATGAATCTATTTATTACTATAACGATAGACCCTTGAAAGTGTCGCGGCTGACATCCTGCTTGACTCCTCCGACTACATATGAGGTGATCTCGGTCTCTTGCGGCGCTACCTGAACCTCTGAGCGAACCTCTGAGCCTGATATCCACTTAGTGGTCCATGGAAGCGGGTTTGATCCTCCCTTGTAGGGAGAATCAAGACCCACCGCGGTCATGCGTTTGTTAGCGATCCACTCGATATACTGCACCAGAAGCGGCTCGTTTAGTCCGATCATGGAGCCATCCTTGAACAGATACTTGGCCCAAGCTTTCTCCTGCTCAACCGCCGCTACAAACATCTGGACGCACTCCTTTTCGGTATCCTTGGCGATCTTTGCGAAGTGTTTGTCATCCTGTGGTAGAACCTTCAGCAACTGCTGCGTACCTGCCAGATGTAGGTTCTCATCGCGACAGATGAACTTAATGATCTTGGCGTTGCCCTCCATCTTCTTCACCTCAGCAAAAGCCCATGAGCACGCGAAGGAGACGTAAAAACGAATACCCTCGAGAATATTGACCGACATCAGCGTAAGCCACAGCGCCTTTTTGTGCTCATACTCGTTGCCGGTATATGCCTCAGTATCAGCGATTGAAAGATTATTATGAAGAATGAGTTTGTCATAGTAACTACTAATGTCTTTGGCGCACTCCACGATCTCAGCGACGTCCATGAGCTCGTCAAACACCTTGGACGGGTCGGGATATACGTTTTGAATTAGATACGAGTATGATTTTGAGTGAATGGTCTCTGAGAACGTCCACGCAGATAGCCAGAGCTCGAGCTCTGGCAGCGAGCAGATAGGACCGAAGGCCATGGTTGGAGCGCGACCCTGCACCGAGTCTAGAAGAATCTGACGCTTCAGGTTAGAGGTGAAGATGTGCTGCTCGTGCTTGGACAGCGCCTTGAAGTCCTTAGCGTCGCGCAGCACGTCGACCTCTTGCGGGCGCCAGAAGAATCCATGCTGGCGCTCGGTCAGTTTGTCAAGCCACGAATACTTATGCACGTCGTATCTAGCTATGGTGACCGGATCGTCGAAGAACAGGCGATTCTTAGACTGGTCCCGCTTACCCTTTATATCAAACACGGTCATACGGGCTTGTCCTCTGATTTTAGATACATTACAGTGTCGGTGTCGCCTAAGGCCCACTTAGACTCAGACTCAACCGACCACTTTCTAGTGGCGACCTTAAAGTCTGGAAACTTCAGGGTGGACGGGTTGTTGGAAGGTTCGAATATGAGCGTCCTGTTGTTTGGCTGTGCGGCGAACTGTCCGTTATCGCACATGATGAAGTTAAACGACTTATGGTCAGGTATGTCCTCGCTGAAGCCGACGTCGAGAACGTTTGAGTCAGGCGAGGAGCTGTCGACGGTAAACATGTATTTGCCGTAGACCCATTGCTTGCTCTTGGAGTAAAACTTGCACTTCAGACCTGATAACAGCTTCTTCTCGAGTATAGTTATGTCGTACGACAGACAGTCCCAGATCTGCAGGTGGTCTAGACTGAGAAGATCGCGCTCCTTGACGTCTGTCCTCCACACGAAGGCGTGGAGCGGTAGCTTGTCGTACAGCGCCGCGTAGTCGTGGAGATACGCCTCTATCCTGAAAGCTTCACCCCGTATAGACTTTATGCTTGTCCAGAAGCACGGCTCGAACTCGCCGTGCCCTTTCTCAAAGTCGTATAAGAACTCTCTCCGTACGTAGCACCTCACGGGCGGCAGGTTGGCTATGAGGTGTGTCATTAGATCTTACAACTATCGCAGTCGGCGTCATCAACCTGAGTTGTCTCAAGCTCTGGAACGCTGATCTCACCAGCGTTGTCTGCCGTGTTGAAGTAATACAGCTGCTTGCCTCCGTACTTATAAAACGTGACCACGTGCTTCATCAGCTCAGACATCGGGATCTGCTCTCCCTCGTAGTGTCGCGGGTTATATGATGTGTTTACTGAGATTCCCTGGTCCACAAACTTCTGAATCACCGCGCAAATCTTTAGGTATCCCTCGGGCGACTTCTGGCTCCACAGCAGGTCATACTTGTTCTTAAGGCGACGCACATCGGGAACGACCTGCTTCATGACTCCGTCCTTGCTCTGCTTGACCGATACTAGAGAGCGAGGCGGTTCAATCCCATTGGTTGAATTAGATACTTGAGCCGAAGTCTCGGCCGGCATTACGGCCATAAGCGTCGAGTTGCGAATACCAGACTTACTGGCTGCCTCACGAAGCTGTTCCCAGTTCATCTTATATACTGGTTTAACCAACTCGTCGACCTCGCGTTTATAGGTATCGATCGGCATGATACCCTTGAAGTACTTGGTCTCAGCGGTCTTTTTGCAGGATCCTCTCTCCTGAGCCAATGCTACTGAGGTCTTAATAAGATAATAGGACCAGGCTTCGAGGTACTCATGAAGCTTGGTCAGGCCCTTTCCATCCACATCATCGTATCTAATATCATTACGAGCAAGCCAATAAGCAAGGTTAATGATGCCAACACCGAGAGGACGTCGATCCATCGTGGATACTCGTGCGGCAGCCACCGGGTAGTCTTGATAATCCAAGAGAGCGTCCAAAGCGCGAACAACGAGCTCGCAAGGACGCTCAAAGTCAGAAGGTTCACGTATCTTTCCCCAGTTAATTGCGGCTAGAGTACAGAGACTGATCTCACCAGCCTCGTCGAGAACATTATTTATCGGCTTGGTTGGAAGGTCGATCTCGCAGCATAAATTGGACTGTCGAATTGGTGCCATATCTTTAATGAAAGCACCGTGGTCGTTGGCGTGATCTACATTCATCAGGTAGATACGACCGGTGTCCTTACGCTCCTGCAAGAAGGACGAGAATAGATCTATGGCAGGAATAGATTTCTTGCGAAGCTTGGTGTTTTTCTCGGCTCGCTCGTAGAGCTCACGAAAGCGATCCACATCGGTGAAGAACGTCTCATATATTTCTGGAACGTCGGCCGGCGAGAACAGCGTTATAGTATCTCCTGAAAGCAGTCGCTCGTACATCACCTTGTTAAATTGGACACAATAGTCCATATGACGAATACGATTGTCCTCAGTACCCTTATTATTCTTTAGTACCAGAAGATCTTCTACCTCCAGATGCCAAGCAGGATAGTATAGAGTAGCCGCGCCGTTTCTGACACTTCCCTGTGAGCACGATCGAACTGCTGATTGAAATAACCTGTAGAATGGCACCACACCAGTATGCGAAGTATCACCACTACGAACAGGAGAGCCAATAGCGCGAATACGACCGGCGCCGATTCCAATACCAGCTTTTTGAGAAACATACTTAGTGATAGCAGAAGCCGTAGCAGTAATTGAGTCAAGAGAGTCATCAGTCTCGATGAGAACACAAGAACTGAATTGTTTTTGAGGCGTTCGTAGACCGGCCATGATTGGAGTCGGTAGAGATATTTCAAAAGTTGAGAGAGCATCATAGAACTCCTTTATCCATCGCAGCCTATCGCTGCCGTAGTTTTTGAATAAGATCATTGAGATTAGCATCATGGCGACCTGCGGTGTCTCGTAGATCTTTCCAGTGACGCGGTTCTTTACCAGATACTTGCCGCGGAACTGCTCCATGCCGGCATATGCGATATCAAAGTCTCGATCATGTCTGATATATTCTCCGAGCTCTACAAAATCCTTGATATTATACGGCTTATCGCCAGTAATGTAATCAGACGTATAATAGCCAGCCTGAAGCACGCTGTTGTAGTGTTCCCATAGAGGTTTAGGCTCGTGCGCACCATAGACCTCCTTGCGAAGGTGATAGTTTACCAATCTACCAGCCGCGTATTGATATCCAGGTGAGTCCTCGGATATGAGATCAGCTGCAGCCTTGATCAGAGTCTCCTGAATCTCTGAAGTCTTCATTCCGTTATAAAACTGAATGTGAGACTTCATTTCAATCTCTGATGCGGAAACCGTACTTAAGTCCTCACAAGCCCACATTGTTACTCGGTGAAACTTATCGAGGTTCAACGGCTCTCGGCGGCCGTCTCGCTTAACTACGGTGAGAGTCATACGCTATATCCATACATTAAAAGAAAATATTTATGCTTCCTAGGTGGGAAGCGCGCCCTTCAGTGATGGAAACGTGTCCGTAAGAATTTTTAAGGCCGATGAAGCGATGTCGCGGTGTTCTCGCTGAGTGCCGTTTCCCATCCTCAGCTGACAATAGTGTATCCACGAACGAACTGAGCCAGCCATGTACATACGTGACACAGTCATTCCCTCGGGAAGAACCGCGCGCGCCTGCTCCTTTGCGATTCCATTCTGCACGGCCCACTCGTATGCCTGTCTAGACTGAGTTATAATACTGTGCTGAGTAAGCAGCCACTTGTTCTTTAACTCCTCCGAGTCGGTGTCGACGGAGTTTTGTCTGTTTGTGGGATCTTGCAGACGCGTCTCTCTCTTCTCAAACCCCAGATTTTGAGTTGGATCGGCATATCGCTGTGAGAACTCCTGGAATGAGAACGAGCGATGGCGCAAGATCTGACGCGCTATGTCGCGCGTAGTGGTGATCTCCATTACGGCGTGCGCCATCTCAAATGGTGACCAATGGTTGTTCCTGATAAGATATTTCAGAAGCCTGGGTGCAGTCTCAGTGTTGCTCTGATTAGACGGATTAGATACTCTAGCTACGTACGATATTAGCTCATCGGTGGTCTCTATCTCGGTTATCGTTGGGCGCGTAACTGCCACCAAGCTCGCGTGATGCATCGGTATATCCTCTAATGAACTCAACGAGCGGCTTCTTGCTCG